CATTAGCTTGAAACGACGCACTACACGCGTCGTGAAGCACCCCCACACACACATCGAGAAACTGGACAAGCCCTCGCACATCGAGGAGCTTCACGCGGGCGACTTCTTTGTTGATCACAACGTTCAGCGCATGCTCAACGAGCCGCGCGTGGCTGAAATGGCCGCAGACTTCCGCCCCGACTCTATGGGCCTGATCACTGCATCACTGCGCGAGAATGGCCGGATCGCAATACTCGACGGCCAGCACCGCATAGCCGCCGCCCGCATGGCCCGGTACGACGGGCCGATTGTCTCCCGCGTCTTTGAGAATCTGACAGTCAAAGAGGAGGCCGGCCTTTTCCTTACCCTGAATAAAAGCAGGCCAGTTTCGACTATCGAGCGATTCAAGGTGCGCGTCACGCTCGGTGATCCAATCGCCACCAACATCAACAAGATTCTCAAGGCCTATGGCCTCAATGTGAACTTTGCCAACACCAAAAGCACCAACACGGTTGGCGCCGTTGTCACGCTGGAGAAGGTCTATCACGGCGCTGGCGTGCGGGATCACGGCCACCATGCAGACTTGGTTGATCGCGTAATCGGTTCATTGATCGCCGCCTACTCTGGCGATACTCGCCCCGTGGTGTTCTCCCGCCCAATGGTGGAAGGCATGGGCATCTTCCATGCCACCTACGGCAAGAGGATCGACAGGGCCCGCCTCACAGACATGATGAGCTCGGTTCCCCCCCGGCAGGTAGCCTCCCGGGCCAGGACTCGCCGGGACGCCCTGGGGGGCTCCATTGGCGAGAACGCGGCCGAGATAATCCTCGACATTTACAACCACCGCCGCAAGGACAAGCTCCCGCCGTACAAGGACGTAGATCCTTACGTCAACTACTCGGACCCCACAAAGGACGAGCTCTACATTGATCCGGCCCAGTACATCAAGCGCGAGGTGGAGCAGGAACTTGCAGACGCCGGGTGACCCTGCGAAACCAAGACCCCGCCCCTGTGCCTCCTGCCCGTACCGGCGCAACGTACCCTCCGGGGTATGGGACGCCACCGAGTATTCCAAACTGCCCGAGTACGACGGCGACATGGGAACACAGCCCGTCGCGGTGTTCCACTGCCACCAGAAGGACGGCACAGTGTGTTCCGGCTGGCTTGGCCACCGGAACCCCGATGACCTGCTTGCGGTCCGCCTGGGGCTCATCAGTGGCCGTCTGGACCCCTCCTGTGTTGACTACACCACCGACGTTCCGCTGTTTGCCAGCGGGGCCGAGGCGGCAGAGCACGGCGTCAGGGACATAACCGCCCCGAGCGAGGCGGCGTGCAACACCATCGAGAAGCTGGTCCGCAAGCACGGACTCCAGTAAGTACAGCCACCCCCGGGGGCCAGCCATTGCGGCTGGCCCCCTTTTTTTGTGCCCAAAATCGGGTTGCGAGACAGTGAATCGCTAGTGAACGCCGTAGGGTTACGCGTAATTAGAACCGTGACCTATTCGTTACATTCTTGACCCAATCTTGCATCTACACCGTGAGTTTCCTTGAAAAATCAAGCGACTTGATCAGCTAACGACACACTGCCAGAAGTCCCCGGGGTCTTAATGAATAGGTGTAAGCCGGTGTAGGCCGGTGAGGCGGCGGAAACTGTCCTGTCACGCTGATATTCTTTTTTCACACCAGCCACGGAGGCCGAAAATCTTCCCGGCTGGCTCTCCCACTGACTGGCGGATACCCCTTGGGAACGGGGCCCGCACTGCCGGATTCGACCCCGGCAACAGTTTGGGTTGACCAATCCAAATCAGCCTTAGGTCCCGAAAGAAGCATGACAGTACGATGCACCGCCTCTCCCAACTCCAAGCGACATGCGCTCTCCCCGTAGTCGCCACACGACGCTCCACCCGAATTAACCGCACGGGCCGCTCGCTCACGGACGAGCAAGCACAGGCCCTCCAGCTTGAGTACCAGCGCGGCGGTGTCAGCACCACGGCCCTTGGCCACAAGTACGGCATCAGCCAGCAGGTAGCCCACCGGATTGCCACCGGGCGACACTACGCCAACCTCCCCACGGCCCCCGCAAGGCGGGCCCTGGCATCATGGATCGACCCGAAGGTTCGCTTTCGCGGCGAGCCCGGGGAGCCCGAGCTCACGGCCCTCAAGGCCATGCTCAGGGACCACCCCGAGCGGTGGGCACTGGTCAAGCAGACCAAGACCATGCCAGCCAACTTTGAACCATGGAGCCGCTGGGGCCTCTTTGCCGAGGCCCGCAGGGACGCCGATGGCTGGTGGGGAACCTACGTAATGTTCCCTGCCGGTGCCATGGTTGAAATGGCGGCGGCATAGCCGCCAACCACACGGGCCCGCGTAAGCCACTTGATCCAGAAGTAGCAGAGCGGATCGCGGAACTGAGGCAAGCAGGCCTCACAATCAAGAGCATTGCCAATGCCCTAGGTGTCAGCCGTGGCACCGTAGGCAACTACAGCACTGCCTCCGCAAAGCCAGTCAAGGCCCCCTCCCGGGGCCGTGGCCGACCGGCAGGACGCAAAGAGTACCTCTTTGACGATCCCCGGTTTACCGACACTCTGGACGCGGACCCGTACGCAGACGTAATCCCCATTCCATTCTTCCCGGCCGACCTCCCCCGGCTGGAGCTTGACCCCTTCTGGACTCCCCCGCGCCTTGATGACGCGTGCCAGCGGGCCCGGGTCAAGCGACTCTCCCAAGGACGCAGACATGATCATCGAGGCAAAAAACCTCAAGCTTCATAACATCGGCCAGTTGATCCTCGTTGTGAACAACGGCGAGGTATTGATGGGCAAGCTGGAGCGAGTCAAAGGACCGAACCCAGCAGCACACAAGAAGATTTCACTCCGCATCAGCGGTGAAACGGTGGTAGTCGAACCTGATTCGTCGGTTCGTATTCGCCGGTCCCCCGAGCTCCACGAGCTCTGGTTGGCCTCCAATGCAATGGAGGAAATGCTGGACGGGGTGGAAGCGTAGCGAGTCTCCCAACTCGCTACGCCCACACCATCCCGACTATCCAAACGTGAGGGCCATCTCCCAATGACCACTACAAACGCTGGTGTATCCCCAGTCAGAGGATTGCTCGCCAGGAACCTCCAAACCAATCTCCCAATTGGTTTTGAGAAGTCATCTGCGGCAAGCCGGCCATTCCAATCTACCGACACTTTCACTCCTGTCACAAGTTCACTCGCCTTTGTCGAGTGGGGGGAACGGGACTGTGAATAGAGGCAAAGTCACTCATCCGAGGTGTGGAACTGTGTTCAACAACTCAGATCGTGAGGGCCATTGCGCCGCCTGTTGCCGCACCATCGTCGGGCTTAGGGCATTCGATCAACACCGCTCCAAAGGAAAGTGCCTGGCACTCGTAGACGGTGAGAATCAGTTCTGGCTTGACGACACGGGCCGGTGGCACTGGGGCCCCAAGATGAAAGATTCGCTGAGGACAAGCTTTGAGAAGAAGAAGAAGGGTGACAGCCCCGCCGAGGGAGCCGGGCCCGCAGAAACAAATGGTGCAAGCCATTGAGCGAGCCATCATCCGAAAGTACCTCGTTGACCAAGCTGGTTGGGGTGTACTGCGCGAGGTGTCAATTGACGATCTTGTTCAGCCATCCCGTGGACGTAAAGTCAGCCGCCGACGCATTGACTACCTGCTCATGCGGATTAGCCGCCGCTCTAGTCCTCGACACGAGCGGATTGCCCTAGAGGTAAAGGTCACCCGCGCTGACTTCAAGCGTGACACCGATGAGAAGCGTGCCGCATGGTTCGGTGTCGCTGATCGGTTTGCCTACGTCACCCCGATTGGGCTGATAAAGCCCGAGGAACTACCCGCTGGCTGTGGACTCATGGAGTACAACCCTGAGGCCATATTCGGCAAGGACGTTCTCAAGTGGAAGGTTCTTGCCCCACGCAAGACCGAGCCACCAACCCCGTTCGACACACAATTCTTTGCCTACCTCTTTGGCCGCGCATCACGCGCCGAGAACTCACTTAGGACAGCATCATGAGCAAGCACGTATCTTTCCCCGCATCCCACCTCTCTGCATTCGAGGTTGGCAAGCGTGTTCAGGTGGTCACCGTTGACGGTGCCAAGATCACCGACACGCTCACCGGCCTGTTCGTCAAGCAGGAGGGCGACAAGGTGAAACTCTTTGTCCAGTTCGGGAGCATCAATCAGGCATTCAACTCCTTCGAGGTCAACCCCGATCAGTTCGTCAAGCGCATTGATGAGGGCGTATGACCGCCCTGGCAATGGCTGACAACTGGGGGTTCTATGTGTTCGGCCTCATCATGTTCCTGTTCGGCGCATGGCTCCTATGGGTTGGGCGTGACGCGTGAACTGGAGCCTAGTACACACGGGCATGGCCATAGCGCTTGTCGGCGTACTTCTGCTGACGCTGGCGGGGTTGGATCGGTGGCGTGACTATCGGTAATGGCTACGTTCCGCATGCACCCGAAGAACTTGGCCGACATGCTGGCCAACGCAGTGGACATTGGCAAGGACAAGACCACCCACTCACTGATTTACTTGCGCGTCTCCGCCGATACCTTGTTTGTCTATGGCCGAGGCCGTTACACGGCGGGCAGGGACTCGCGGCAGTTTGATGCCGAGGAACCGCAGTACGCCGAACTGGTAATCACCGAGGATGAGGCGAGCGAGCTGGCTACCGCGCTGAGAGGCGTGGAAGGTGCTGGCCGCAAGGAAACGCTGGTCACCGTCACGGTCACCGAGCGTGACGCACTGCATGTGCAGTACGGCGAGGACGTGCTCTGCGAGCTCCCCGACGCCGACACCAACGAAGCCACGTTCGGCATGCCCGACGAGGTAAGCGACTGGGACGAGATAGACGAGCTCCTGGCTGAGATTGCCAAGGGCGGTCCACCCCTCACGCGCTATGGGTTCCAGAAGGACATTCTGGCCCGCATGAACAAGATTCGGGCTGACAGTCCAGTAATGGACTTCGCCCTCCACCCTGACAGCCACTCCTTTGGCGTGGCCATGGGCTCTACCTTCCGCGCCATTGTCGCGGGAGTTGACCGACAGTTTTACGCCAATGGCGGCAAGTGGGGCGATGGCCCCGGCAAACCAGAGCACCTCTGGGAGGCCTAAGAGAGGACACATTGAGCAAGGCACCGCTGGTTCAAGCTATCAACTGGAACCGCATTGAGGACGACGTTGACGTGGCCGTATGGAACCGTCTGGTCAACAACTTCTGGCTCCCTGAAAAGGTGCCGCTGTCCAACGACCTCCAGAGTTGGGCAACACTCACTCCTTACGAGCAGACACTCACCATGCGGGTGTTCACCGGCCTTACGCTACTGGACACCATCCAAGGCACGGTTGGCGCCGTATCCCTGATCCCCGACGCAATCACTCCTCACGAGGAGGCCGTCTACACCAACATTGCGTTCATGGAGTCGGTTCACGCCAAGTCCTACTCCTCGATCTTCTCCACTCTGTGCTCCACCAAGGAGATTGACGAAGCGTTCCGCTGGTCAGTCGAGAACCCCTGGCTACAGCGCAAGGCGCAGATCGTCACCGAATACTACGCCGGGGATGATCCCCTCAAGCGCAAGGTGGCCTCCACCCTGCTTGAGTCATTCCTGTTCTACTCAGGTTTCTACCTGCCGCTCTACTGGAGCTCCCGGGCCAAGCTGACCAACACCGCAGACCTCATACGCCTGATCATCAAGGACGAGGCGGTTCATGGTTACTACATCGGGTACAAGTTCCAGCGAGGGCTTGACGGAGCGTCACCTGAACGCAAGCAGGAGATTGAGGACTACACCTACGGTCTGCTTACCGAGCTCTACGAGAACGAGCTCAAGTACACCGCGGATCTATACGACCCGGTTGGTTTGACCGAGGACGTGAAGAAGTTCCTCCACTACAACGCCAACAAGGCGTTGATGAACCTGGGGTATGACGCTCTGTTCCCCTCCAACGTCTGTGACGTAAACCCCGGCATCCTCTCGGCACTCTCGCCGGATGCCAACGAAAACCACGACTTCTTTTCTGGCTCAGGCTCCTCCTACGTCATCGGCAAGGCCGAAAAGACTGAGGACCTGGACTGGGATTTCTGACAGGACTGTTTTGAAATTTCGATCTGACATGAGCGTTGAGCTCATCGACTCGATGGGTGACGAAACCCGCATTGTGCAGGCCGCACAGGTTTCCACCAAGGGTGCCTACGACAACATCACCAAGGCCCCCGGGTTCATCAATGGCCTACGTCGCGCATTCCACACTGGCGGTTGGCAGTTGCCAACCAAGGCCAAGCCCAACCCCGGCTTGGTGAAGTGGCTCTACAAGGAACGCCACGCCTCCCCGTTCGAGCACTGCTACATGACGTTCCGCATTGAGGCCCCGATCTTTGTTACCCGGGAAATCTTGCGCCACCGCATCAGCAATTTCAACGAGGAGAGCGGACGCTACCGGGTACTCAAGGGAGTGTTCTACAAGCCCGCCAAGGGCCGGAACCTCACGCAGGTAGGCAAGGTGGGCAACTACGAGTTCAAGCCCGGAAACGTGCACCACCGGGTGCTCACAAGCCTCTCTACGGTGCTGGCACCGACAGTTGCATGGGGGTTCTACCGTTGCATGATTCGGGCCGGCGTTGCACGCGAGGTGGCCCGTATGGTCCTGCCCGTGTCGATCTACTCCAGCCTGTATTACACGGCGAACCTCAGGAGCATCCTCAACTTCCTTAGTCTCCGAGTGGACTGGGCAAACGCTACCGTTCGCTCCCACCCTCAGGCAGAGATTCAGGAAGTGGCAGTGCAGATTGCCGCCGAGGTGCAGAAGCGGTTCCCCAACGTCTGGAAGTCATTCTCAGAGAACGGGTACCAGTCCGTATGAGGCTCTATATCGCGGGGCCCATGAGCAATTACCCCGAGTACAACTACCCCGAGTTCAACAAGGCGCAGAAGCGTCTTGAGGCCGCAGGGTACGAGGTAATCAACCCGGCCCGTCAGGGCTTTGGGCTGACGTACGAGGAGTACCTCAAGCGGGCCATTGCAGACGTGTTCGAGTGTGACGGTATCGCCATGCTCAAGAACTGGCACCTCTCCCCCGGGGCCCAGGCTGAGATTGCTCTGGCCGACGCTCTCAAGAAGGACACCTCAATGGTGTCGGTCTGGATCACCCTCAAGGTGCTGGAGGCTGGCCGTGCCGCTAATTGATGACGTGCTGGGCACCGGCTACGGCCACCGCTCGGTGTCTCAGGTTTCCAGCTACGCCCAGTGTGCCGAGGCCTACCGGCTGGGCCGCGTAGCCATGGCACCCTCACGGCCCGCCGCGTGGTTCTCCCACGGGACGGCCTACCACTTCGCTATCGAGGAGTACGAGAACAGCCACCGCCAGTTGTCCAGCGAGGCGTTGGACTCCCTGTTCAAGGACACCTACCGGGCTGAGATAGCCAAGCTCAAAGAGCAGTGGCCCGAGGAGACTGACTGGCTCACTGGAGGCCGTAAGAAGGGCTTTCAGGACATAGAGGACCGAGAGGTTATCGGCCTCTGGCAAGTCAATGACTACGTGCAGTTTGCCGAGGCAAACAAGGACGTGTGGCGGATTCTACCCATGGGGGCAGACAAGATCGCCACTGAGGTCAAGTTTGAAATCATGTTCGGCCGCGTCAAGGTCATTGGATTCATTGACCAAATCCGGCAGTACAGGAACGGGGCCCTGGAGGTTGCAGACCTCAAGACGGGCACCCGTGAACCGGGATCGACCATGCAGTTGGGCGTCTACGCCCAAGTTGCACTGCAAGAAACCGGCGTGCTCCCCGAAACGGGAGTGTTCATCAAGGCTGGCAGGCCTGCAACCAAGACGGTTGCGGCCAAGCCGACCAAGGATCAGCCGCACACGCTGAGTGACTGGACCCCCGAGCTCCTTACCTCGATGTTCGAGGACATGGACCGGATGGACAAGCTGGGCATTTTTCTGCCGAACCCCCAAGAGGGTTGTGAGCGGGTTTGCACCGTAGCTGAGTTCTGCCGGATCAAGGGCTGGAGCAAAGGCCAGTTCGACACAATCCGCGTCAGGCCACCGAGAGAGGCCTGACCTATTGTCCGAGGAGGACACACTGACCACCGATTTGCCGTACACCGTGAGTGACCGCACCGGAAAGCTCACCACCCGCGTAGGTGCTGGCACCGCCATTGGCACCCGCAACGCCACCAGCATCCGCGTGGCAACGCCGTACGCCGTCGCTGAGATGGCACTGGAGCCCCGCACACAGGCTCTTGTGGCCAACGAGCTCCTCAAGCGTCTCCCCACCGCCAAGGGCGTGCAGACGACCGTACAGGATGGCCGTAGCACCATTGCGGTGGACAACGCACGGGTCTATCAGGCACTCACCGAGGGTGAGGCCCAGCGGAACCTGAACTTCGCCCTGGCGAACCTGGAGAGCTACCTCTACTGGGAACGCAAGGGCCGCGCCGAGAAGATCGAGCGTGAGGCCAACCTCAAGCGGGCCGAGGAACGCAAGGCCAAGGAACTGGCCGACGCCAAGAAGGCGGCCGAGGAAGCTACCCGCCTGAGTAAGAAGGCGCTGGCCATCTACAACGCGGTCAACAGCACCAACTACGTCCGGTTCCCCGTGCTCATGGGCTCCACTCAGCTCCAGAAGTGGTTGGACGTGGCCCGCGAGGCCGAGAAGGTTGCCTCGCTCAATGCGCTGACCGTCCCGACGCTCAGGGACCTCTACCCCTCATTCAGTGGTGGCCCCATGTTCGCCAACGGCGGATATGTCAACCGCACCGGCTACTAAGCCAAGCCACCACCCCCCCCATTTTTCGCACTACCCCGTTAGGACCCAATGACTGACACCTTTTCCGAAGCTCCCCTGTCTGTGAACCTCAAGCCCGCACCGGGCTTTGATGCCCCGCAGTTCACCGTTCGGGCCATGACCCCGGCTGAGCTTGTTGCACGCATCAACGGCTCCATCGAGAGCGGCGTGTTCGCCGCCATCGGTAACGCCGCCAGCGAGTACAAGGCCGCGTACAACGCCACCAACATCTTGGGTGCCGCTCCGATCAGCGCTCCCGAGGCTCCGGTGGCACCGGCCCACGTCGCCGCACCGCAGGCACCGGCTCCCGCCGCTGACCCGTGGGGCGCACCGGCACCGGCATGGGGCGCGGCTCCTGCCGCCGCACCGGCCCCGGCCTACGCTCCCCCGGCCTACGCCCCGCCCGCCGCTCCCGCCGCTGGCGCGGCAGGAGCCCCGTTCATCCCCGCGTTTGGACAGCCGGCCACCTTCCGTAGCGGTCAGGGTGCCAAGGGCCCGTGGTCCGCATACCTGGACCCCCGCCCGAAGCAGGTAACCGACCTCCTGCCGAAGGACCACACGGGCAAGGTCCCGTCCACCGATGACGTGAACCACCCGGGCCTTGCGGGCAACACGCACAAGTTCGCCAAGTTCCTCCGCTAGACCGTGACGCGAGGGGGGCGGCTACTCCCGCTCCCCTCAGTTACGTAACGTCTAGTCACACAAGGAGGATAGGGTGCTTACCCTAAACCAAGGCCGTCGTCTAAACGCGGCGGCAGGCGAACCGCTTCACAATCCTCTCGGTGTCATGAACGTCAGCAAGACGTTCCTGCGTAAAGGTCAGTTGTCTCTAGTAGCGGCTGGCCCCGGAAGTGGCAAGTCCGCCATCGTGCAATTCATCTTGCAGGTTGGCAATGGACTTCCCCCTGGCGCTCCTGATCGGGCCGTCAACCGGACCCTGTATTTCTCTGCTGACTCGGACTCCACCACAATGTGGACCCGCAGTGCGGCGATTGCTACCGGCATGACGCAAGACATGATTGACGAGCTACGGCTGGCCGATGAGGTTGAACACCTAGAAGCGGCAGTGTCACGTTCGGCAAACCACATGAGGTTTGATTACGAATCGTCACCGAGCGACAGCTATGTACTGGACCAAATAGATGCCTACGCATCTGTCTTTGGCCAATTTCCTGAGGTCATAGTCTTTGACAACTTGAAGAACGTTGCCATCGAGGGTGCCGAGGGAGAGTTCCAAGCCCTCGAAGAGGCGTGTGGCTTCATGCATGACCTCGCCAGAGACACCAATGCGGCAGTGATCGCACTACACCACGTTACGGGTGAGAACGAGGATGGTATGAAAGCCATCCCCATGTCAGGCATCAGAGGCAAGGTTTCAAAGACCCCCGAAGTGATCCTCACCCTGCATAGGCGTGATACCCAAATGTTCGTAAGCCCGGTGAAGAACCGTAACGGGGTTGCGGACGCGAGTGGCAACTGGATGTTGCCAGTCCAAGTTGACCTTAGCCGAATGGCTTTTACCGGATAGGCACACATGAACCGCCGAGCTTTCACCCCCGACCTCATGGTTGGTTGCTATACCGCCTGTTGGGGGTGTCGGTTCGGATTCTGCAACCGAGGGTGGCACACGGCCTGTGACGCCGACGACGTTTACGAGTGGGAACGTCGCGGGTCCAATGGCCCCCACCCTTACACACGCCAATGCGGTTGCTGGTGCCAGTTCTACAAGCCCAAACCACTGATCCACAAAGGACGGAAACCATGACGCCACTCACTTGGGGTAATACCCAAACGGAGTTGCTGGTGAAGCGTGGAGCTCCCGAGCTCCCCGAGGGCTTCACATACCGGCTGGACATAAAGCATCCAAGCCTCACTGAGGGTAGGCCAATGCTCCAGCCCGCAACGGTTACCGCACGTATCGGTGAGCATGTCGGTGACGAATGGGTAGAAGTAGCCCGGTTCACCGAAGTTACACGAGCCGACTTGGCCATGGCGTCGGTTGCCGCCGCTAAGCACGCATACGAAGTGTGGGGCATCGAATGAGCAGGGTCTACCTGCTATTCACCGACCACGAGGGCGACCCGCTGGCGCTGACCAACGAGATTAGCGCCGTCTACGTCACCGCCGAGAAGGAACAGGTCAAATCGTTCCTTGGCCAAGAGCCGGTACGTGAACTGGTCAAGGAGTCCTACCGGGTGGTGCACCACAGCACCGGCAGTTACCGCGTGAGGGAAACCTTTGACGAGGTAATGGACAAGATCAGGGCGGCTACCGAATGCGAGTGATGGGCATAGACCCCTCACTCAGCGGAACGGGCGTGGCTCTTGGTGACGGAACACTCCGCACGATCAAGACCACAGCCAAGGAAGGCGACGGGGAGAGGCTCCTCAAGCTCTACCGGGAGCTCCAAGCCGCTATGCGCGGCGACGATGGCCGCAAGGCAACGTTCGCCGTCATCGAGGACTTGCCCACACACGCCATGTCGGCGGGCCTCACGGGCCGAGCCCAGGGCATTGTCCGCATGACGCTGGCCCAGTGGGACACGCCCTACGTAGCAATCCCGCCAGCGAGCTTGAAGAAGTTCGCCACGGGCAAGGGCAACGCCAAGAAGGACGCCATGCGCCAAGCGTGGCTGGAGTTCAGTGGCGAGGACAACAGCGACGACAACCAAGTGGACGCCGCTTGGTTACGGCAGATCGGGCTCCACCTCAAGGGGGGGCTGGTGAACCTGCCACCAGAACAACTCGCGGCAGTAGCCGCCTACCTCTAGATCAGGACACCGCATGGAACCCACCGAGTACGACGTGTCAATGACGCTGGATGAGCTTGAGGAACTGATTGACCTTGCAGTGGCGGGAGCCATCTGCATGGGCCAGTCAGACCCCTTCCCGCAGATCATCACTGACCTCAGTGAGATTCACAAGGAGCTCACGGACGATGGCGTTTAGTCGCCCCACCCCCTTGGACATACGCGCCGTAGTCGAGCACTACGGCGGCGAGGTCCCCGCCCACGGCCATGGCCGCGTCAAAATGCGGTGCTTCCTCCCGGGCCATGAGGACTCACAGCCCTCAGCGGTCCTCAACGAGGACAAGAGCTACTACAGGTGCTTCACCTGTGACCTATCCCTTGACGGCTACGGCCTCATCATGAAATTGGAGTCTTGCGATTTCCCTAGTGCCATCAGCCACGGTGTTGAAAAGTTTGGCCTCAAGTACGGAGGCCTATCATCAACAGCTACTCAGCCCCGAAGGCGAACGCCATTACGAATATCTGAACGTGGAGCGGGGGATCAACCACGAGACGATTCTCCACTTCAAGCTGGGAGCCGTGTTAGACGCAAGCGCGTCTCATGAGCAAGCCCAGGGCATGCTTTCCATCCCCTACCTGACGCCAGCCGGCCCCGTTCAAATCCGGTTCCGCAGGGCACCGTGGGAGGACAAGGGCCCCAAGTATTGGCAGACCCCGGGTAGCCAGGTTCGCATGTTCAACACCAACTATCTGTTGGACCCCAACCGCTACGTCTACGTATGCGAGGGCGAGTTCGACACCATTGCCGCCACACAGGCGGGCCTACCGGCTGTAGGAATCTCAGGCGTGAACGGGTGGCGCAACCACTTCTACCTCATGCTGGCAGGCCATGACCGGGTGACGTTCTTTGCGGACAACGACTCTGCGTCGGACTCAGCCGAGGGCAAGCCCAAGCCGGATGACTGGCCCGAGGGCAAGGAATGGAACCCCGTCAAGAACGCGGGCCTGAACTTTGCCAACAAACACGCCGAGGCCATTGAGGGTGGGGCCGTCATTCAAATGCCCCCCGGCTACGACGTGAACAGCTATTTGATCGAGCAAGGAGCAGAGGAGCTCCGCGCTATCGCAGGATTTAGGAGAACCACTTGAGCGACACCATTGACGTCAAGGCAACCGCCATCGTCACCAAGGGCAAGCTGTTTACCCGCCCCCGCTACACCGTCACCCTGTTTGTTGACGACATGTCCACCGGCATCCACCTTCACTGCAAGAAGCGTGAAGTAACCGAGGCCAGCCAGTGGATGGTGAACAACACCGCCGCCCTGCTGGCGTCCGAAGGGCTGTATGAGTTCTTCGCAGACCGGGCCGAGGCCCTCCTCCCCAAGGTGGCTACTGAGCAGAAGCTCCCGGCAGTTGGTGACGTAGTGTCACTGACCACTGACCTTGGCCCAAAGTACCCGGTGGGCACCAAGGGGACCGTAGTGCGGATCGACGCACCCGAAGGGCACTCCCCCGAGAACGTGTACCCGGTGATCTTTGCACCGCACGGTACCCCGGGCGTTGAAATCCCGCTGGCACACGGAGAGTGGAAGTGATCGTTATTGGCCTGACCGGCAGGGCCGGGGCAGGTAAGGACACAGTTGCAGACCGCTTGGTAGCCAAGCATGGCTTTACCAAGATGAGCTTCGCCGGTCCCCTCAAGGACATTCTGCTGAGTGTCAACCCGATCCTGGGTTTCCACCCGATGCACCCGGGAACGTTGATCACCTTGAGCGAGGCACTCACGGATTGCGGCGGTGAGGACGGGGTGAAGAAGCTTTTCCCTAAGTACCGCAGTTACGCACAGAAACTCGGCACCGAGGGTGTACGTAAGTACGATCCCGATTTCTGGATCAACACCGCCATCAAAGAGGTAGTGAAGCTCCCGAGGGATGCCCGCGTTGTGTTCACCGACGTTCGGTTCCCGAACGAGGCGGCTACCATTCAGCGGTTCTTTGGCCGTGACTACACCACCGAGCTCTGGTTCGTTGACCGGCCCGAGTCGGGGTTGAGGAGCGTCACAGCCCACGCCTCCGAGGAGCACGCGGGGGCCATGAACGAGCAGGTTACCGTCCACAACAACGGGTCCGTATGGGACCTGGAGTGGATCGTTGACAGCCTCGCACGTGACCTTGTGTCCGTGGAGAGGGTGAAGCTGGCCGCGTGAAGTGTGCTGTCCAAAGGGCGTATGACGCCATGAACGAGGATGACCGCGCCGCGTTTCGCCGGATCATCGTCAACCCCGGGCTCACTGCCGGGTTGATTGCCGAAGCGCTACGCGTTGACGGCTACCTCATGGTTGACCGCGCCGCAGTCGGCCACT